GCTTGGTCGATCAGAGAGCTTGTCACTCTGGGCAAAAGCCACGAAGCCCTGAAGGCCAAAGTCGACGGCCAAGCCGAGCGCATCGAAGACCTGGCCCCGCTGCCCGCCGTCGTCGCTGCGCTCAAAGAGGCGGTCGACACGCTGAAGCGCGCTGTCGAGAAGATCGGTGGTTGATGTAAATACCCAGATCCGCGCGGCTGAACGACTTCTTCGCATCAAGAAGGCGCCAACAGAGTATTTCACGTTTGCCCAGTTGCTCAAGCCGGATCCGAACGACCCGGGCGACGCCACTAAATCGACGTTCCTCGATCGGCCTTTCCCCCGGGCGTTAGCCAAGGCTATGGAGGACATCGCCAACGGGAAGCGCAAACGGCTTATCGTCAATGTGCCTCCGCGCCACGGGAAAACCGAGCTTACGAGCCGCATGTTTATACCGTGGTTCATGGGGAAGAACCCGAACAAGCACGTCATCTTTACGGGGTACTCGGACGTGTTTGCGCAAGACATCGGGCGCGACGTGCGCTCCAACATGCGTAACCCCGCATTCAAGCAAGTCTTCCCGCACTGCACGCTTGAACAGGGCTCCGAGGCTGCGGCGCGCTTGCGCACGACCTTCGGCGGTATGATGTACTTCGTCGGGGCAGGGGGTGCGATCACCGGACGGGGCGGCGACCTAGTCATTGTCGACGACCCGATCAAAAACAGCGAAGAAGCCAACTCTGTCGCCACGCGCGAGAAGCTTTGGACGTGGTTCAACAACGATGTCATGAGCCGATTCATGACCGACGAAGCCGCGATCTTGCTCATTCAAACGCGGTGGCACGAAGACGACATACCTGGCCGCCTGACTGACCCAACCAACCCGTGCTACAACGAGGAGGAAGCGAAGCTGTGGCAGGTCATCAACATGCCCGCCCTTGCCGAAGCCGCCGACGATCCGTTGGGGCGAAAGACGGGCGAGCCGTTGTTTCCCGAGCGGCAGTCACTTGAACTGCTACTGTCGGCAAAACGACGGGATCCTGTGGCGTTCTCGGCGCTGTATCAGCAAAGGCCATCGCCGCCAGACGGTGCGTTCTTCAAAGCCGACATGCTGCGTACCTACGCAAGTCGGGACGAACTGCCATCCAGCCTGCGCATCTACGCGGCGTCTGACCACGCCGTCGCGACCAAGCAGCACAACGACCGTACGTGCATGATTGTCGCCGGGGTGGACGAAGCTGATCGCATCTGGCTTCTCGATGCGTTCCTCGACCGCAAGCCGGTAGACTTCGTGGTCGAAAAGATGATCGATTGGATGAGAATGTACAAACCGCTGACGTGGTTTGCCGATCAAGATCACATCGCCAAATCGATATCGCCGTTCTTGAAGAAGCGAATGCGCGAAACTGGCGTTTACTGCCACATTGATGAGTCCAAAGGCTACCCAGACAAGGTGGTGAAAGCCCAGCCAATTTTGGGTAGAATGAGTATGGGAATGGTGTACTTTCCCAGCTTTGCCCCGTGGTGGGCCGATGCCCGCGACGAGTTGCTGAAGTTCCCGCGCGCTCGTCACGACGACTTTGTAGACACCTTGTCTTCGATCGGTCGCGGGCTCGACAAGCTTTTGTCTGGGAAGAAAACCGAAGCGCCGAAGCCGGAAGTTCAGGTCGGCACAATGCGGTGGATCAAAGAAGAGTCTAAGCGCCGTGAAGCTGCGACGTTCGGGCTAGGCACGGGAGACGGTTGGTAATCATGGCCTACATTGATGATGCATTCGAGCCAATGGACAACACGCGCGCGACGCCAATGTACGAGGCGCCCGACGTGCCCGCGGAGCGTTCTGCGTTGGTCAAGAAGCTGACTGATCAGGTCAAAGACGCGCAACGCTATTGGTCGAAGCAATACGCTAGGATGCGCAAATGCATGCGCTTCGCTTCGGGTATGCACTGGCCAAACCAGCGCGAAGGCGACGAACGGATGATCGTCGACATCACGCAGAGGCATGTCCAAAGCCGCACGGCGGCGCTGTACGCCAAGAATCCGACCATCGTCGCGCAGCGTAAGAAGCGGTTGGAGTTCGCCAACTGGGACGGCACGCCGGAAGAGTTGATGGCGCTGGCCGAAAAGCTTCAGCAAAACCCAGAGGATCCGATACTCAACCAAGCGTTGCGATCGATCCAAGAGGGCTTGGCGCGTCGCAAGATGCTCACGAAGCTGGGCAAAACGCTGGAGATCCTGTTCGAGTATTCGCTGGACGAGCAGTTTCCGCTGTTCAAGGATCAAGCGAAAGACATGATCCCCCGCATTCTGACGTGCGGTGTTGGTTACATGGAGATCGACTATCAGCGCGAAACGCAGAAACGCCCGGATATCGCGGCCAAGCTTGGTGAAGTTGAGGGCCAAATCGCCACTCTCGAACGGCTCCAGCTAGAGCTACAAAAGGGCGAACTAGACACCTATTCGTCTGAGATCGAAGTCGCCCGGTCGATCATGGCGACGCTCTCGCAAGAGCCTGAGATCGTCACGAGGGAAGGGTTGGTTGTCGCTTTCCCGCAGGCGACGCGGGTCATTCCCGACAAGAAGACGCGCAAACTGTCGGGGTGGCTGGGATCGGACTGGGTCGCGGTCATGGACCCCATGTCCAAAGACGACATCCAAGAAACCTACGGCGTCGACATCGGCGACAAAGCCGCGGCGTATGCCGTCACCACCGAAGGTGAGCTACGCGTCGCTAGAGACGGCGACGATCCGATGAAAGCGATGTGCTGCGTGTACCGCATCTACCACCGCAAGCACGGCGTGATGTATGTGGTCTGCGACGGGTACAACGACTTCTTGCAACCGCCTGCGGCGCCAAACGTCAAAGTCGAAGGCTTCGTGCCCCTGATCGCGGTGGTCTTCAATCGGCAAGAAGCCGAGAACGATCCGTTCCCGAAGTCAGATGTACATCACTTGATGCCGCTGCAAAAAGAGATCAACCGACTTGCGGAAAGTCTTAGGCAGGCGCGCATTGCCGCGAAGCCGCGCTACGTCAGTATGCCGGGCGCGCTCGACGAAGACGAGAAGCTGAAGCTTTCAAGCCTGCCCGCACACTCGGTGCTCGAACTGAAAGCCATCCACGGCAACAAGATCGAAGAAGTCATCCAACAGCTTAAGGTCGCTAACATCGATCCCAACCTGTACACGCCAGATCCAGTGTACGATGCGATCATGCGCGTGGTCGGCTCGCAAGAGGCAAACTTCGGCGGCACGTCCAACAGCACGGCGACCGAAGTTGCGACGGCGGAAGCCAGCCGCGTGTCAAGCCTCGACAGCAACACCGACGATCTGGACGAAGCACTGACATTGTTCTCGCGCATGGCGGGCCAAGTACTTCTGGCCAACATGACGTTCGAAACGGTCCAGAAGGTTGTCGGCCCGGGCGCGATATGGCCTCAGTTTTCGGCGAGGGACATCGCAGAAGAGATGTTCTTGACGATCCAAGCCGGATCGACCGGGCGCCCGAACAAGACACAAGAGCTAGCCAACCTCGAACGAGTGACGCCGTTGCTGGTGCAGTTGCCCGGCGTGAAGCTTCAAACTGTGGCGCGCATGATCTGGGAAGCTCTCGACTCCAAGATCGACTTCGAAGAGTTCTTCGACGGGCTAATGCCTTCGATCACAGCGATGAACAGCCAAGCGCAGCCGGGCACTGGCGACCCCAGTACGGATCCCAACGCGCAAGGCGGGGAGGGCGGTAATCGCATCGCTCGCCCCGATCAGGCGGCAGGCGGACCACAAGCCGCGCTACCCGCGCCCAGCGAGGGCGTTGACAATGGTGGCCAACAGTACTAGTTCATAAGACAACATGCCCGTAGACTACGCGTCTCGGGTTTCAAAGGCGCTAAATATGACCAATAGGGTTACGTCGGAATCGCCCGCCGACGAAATTGAAAATACTACCGCCGAAGTTTCTTCGCCGGAAGTTGACGCTAAAGCCCCCGCGGAGTCGTCGCCTGCGGAAGATGCCGACGCTAAAGAGCCGGTCAAGACAACTCTCGACATCGTTCGAGAAGTCGTCAAGGCAAAGCCGGTCGGGGAATCGTCGGACCCGGAACAGACGGATGACAAGCCGGTTACGCCGACGGCAGACACGGATCGCACCGATCCTGAAAAGCCGCCGCCGTTCCACACTCATCCTGCTTGGCAACGCCAGGTGCGCGCCAATACCGAGTTGCGTGAGCGCGTTTCGCGTCTTGAACCTGCGGCAGAACAATTCGCTGCCGTCGAAAAGTTCATGAACACGAACGGCCTCGTTCCTGATGACATCGTTCGGGGGTTCACCCTCGCCGCGACTATCAAGAACGATCCGAAACAAGCTCTCGATACGCTGCGCGGAATTGTCGGCAATCTGGAAAAACAACTCGGCGAAGTTCTACCTGAAGATCTGCAAGATGCAGTCGATACGGGCGAAATCTCCGAGGACCGCGCCCTAGAGCTTTCCCGCCTTCGGGCTGAAGCTGGGCACACGCGATCGGCGCTCGCTGGGCATATCCAGCGAGATCAGCAGAACCAGCAGCAGCAAGACGCACAACGGCGTCACACCGCTGCGGCTGAAACGATCGGTTCGTGGGTAGACGCCAAGCAGAAAAGTGACCCGGACTTTGACACTGTCTCCTCGCTCTTTAACGACCGCGTGCGCGTCGTTGTCGGCGATCTGAGAGCGCAAGGTAAGACGACGTTCAACCCTGAAGAGATTCGTCAGGTTTGCGATCAGTCTTACAAATACGTCAAAGCGCAAATTCAGCAAGCCGTACCGCGTCCGCAACGTGTCGTGCCCCGAGCGGGTCAAGCAACTTCTTCCGCGCCATCGGCGGCGCCGTCGCAGTTGCCGCAAAACGCTACGATGCTCGACGTGGTCCGTCGCGCGATTCAGTCGTAGGGAACGACGGCCAACTGAGAACGACGCCGCCTTGCTACCACTCTTTAGCAGGGATACTTTCTCATGCCGTTGACTATGGAACAGGTCGAAAACATCGCGAACGCGACGCTCGACCACTATCTGCGGGGCCAACCGCTCTCGCAAACGATTCAAGACAAGCCGCTTCTTTCGGCGATGACGTCGGGTAAGAAAACTTTCCCGGGCGGCAAAGGCGAAATCAAAGGCAACGTCAAAGCCGAGTACGTCACGACGTTCATGGGCTTCGACAGCGACGACACGGTTGTTTACACCAACCCCGCTAAAATGCGTCAGTTCACGTTTCCGTGGCGCGAACTGCACGCCGGTATGTCGCTTACGATGACCGAACTGAAGCGTAACGGGATCACGGTTCTCGACACGACGACGGGCGAAAACACGTCGGAAGTGTCCGACCGCGAAATGCTCGAAATCTCGAACCTCATGCAAGACAAGCTTGAGGATATGGACGAGGGCATGGCGCGGTCCTTCAACTCGATCCTCTGGCGCGACGGCACGCAGTCGTCGAAGGTGTTTGGCGGAATCCAATCAGCCATTTCTCTCGACCCGACTACGGGCGTTGTGGGCGGTATCGACCGAGCGCTCAATCCGTGGTGGCGGAACCGTTCGCTTGTCGGCGGCAACCGCATCAACCCGTCGCGCTCGAACAGCACGCTCATTCAAACCCTGCGCCGTGAAGTGCGTCAGCTTCGCCGTTACGGTGGACGCCCGACTCTCTTCCTTGCGGGTTCAAACTTTATCGACGTGCTCGAAACCGAAATCACGGCAAAAGGTAACTTTACGCTGGAAGGCTTCGAGAAATCGGGCGCGACGTCGATCGGCATTGCCGACATCTCCATGCGCGGCGTTGGCAAGGTTCAGTACGACCCCTCTCTTGACGACCTGGGTCTGCAAAACTTTGCCTACATTCTCGACCCGCGTCGGATCATGCTGATGGCGATGCAAGGCGAAGATATGAAAAAGCATTCGCCTGCGCGCCCGCCTGAAAAGTACGTTCTTTATCGCGGCGTCACGTTCACCGGCGCGTTGGTTTTCAACCAACTCAACTGCCACGGCGTGTACGAAATCAACCCGACCGTGTCGTAATCGGAGGATATCATGTCTTACGCTTCTTCTGGTGCGGTCGCCACGCTTGCTACGGCAGTCGCGACTTCTGGTACCTTCACCGTTCCTTATCCGACGGGTTTTTCCCGGGGTGACTTTGTCGATGGCGCGCAGCATCGTGGTTACGTCAATCAAACGCTGGTGAATTGCCCCGTCGATTTTGGCGTTACGCTGAACGCAACCAACGTGACGGTCACGTGGCGTCGCGCGGGTACGCTACCCGCGGGTTCGGTTTTCAGGCTTGAGCTTGAAATTCTGGGCAACTCGAATCTGGAAAACCGGCAGTACGTTGCCGTCGGTGTTCCCGGCACCGGGGCTTCGATCCAAGGCGCTCGCGGCTTGACCCCAATTCCGGTTCGCCGACTCGCCCCGATGGAACTGGTCAGCGTTCGCATTCGTAACCCCACGGCGACTAACTCAGCAGGTCTTCGTGCAGCGGCTGCGGTCGGCGTCGGCGGCGCTCTGACGCTTATCACCGCGGCTCTGGTGTTCGACGTTCCGCGCAACGTGACGATCACTTCGTCAGGTGTCGACACGGCTCGCGTGTTCACGATCACGGGAGTTGACGAGTACGGTTCGACGGTCATCGAAACGATCACAGGCGTCAACGCGGCCACGGTTGCGGGGATCAAGGCGTTCGCGTCTATCACTTCGATCTCGGTCGACGCGGCGTGCGCGGGCAACATCTCGTGCGGCTGGGGCGCGGTCTTCGGACTGCCGTTCTGGATCGGTCACATCGGCGCCGTTCTGTACACGCTGCAAGATGGCGCCGCGCCGTCTAACGCGCCCACGACGGTTGCTGGTCTGGCGTCCAGCACGGTGTCAACGGCAACGACCGCTGACGTTCGCGGCACGTTCGCTCCTAACACGAACGCAGCCAACGTTCCTGATGGTTCACGCACATATACGCTTGTCGTCGCTGGCGGCGAGCCTTGGTATCTCGGCAACCCGCAATTCGGGAGCTGACCGAGAGAACCGCGCGCACGGGAAAGCGCCTCCCCCATGCGCGCGGTTCACCTTGGGAGGCTATGGAGGCAATGTTTTGCTTTACTGCACTTGCACTGTCCGCGTAGCTGGGTCGACCCAGCATACCGTGACGAACAAACTCGTGACCGTGCCCGAAATCCGAGTACTCAAGTTCTTGCACGGCGAAGACGCAGTTCTCGATATTCGCCCCTTGTACACGTACGACGCCCGATCGTCCGATCCCAAAGGCAAGCCAGGTGTTGTCATCGAGGGCGTCGAGCCTTGCGGGGAGTGGATGGACGAGCGCGAGCGCGAGCGTTTGATCGTTGAATATGAAGGCGCTTCGGGTCCGATGGACGAAACGTCGGGCACAGTCGCTCGCCTTTTTGGCCCGTTCTCTCCTCTACCAAAACGCTTGGCCGACATTGGTATCAATCCGCGCGAGGAAGCTCGTCGTTTGCGCGCCGCCGCAGAAGAAGCCGCACGCAGGCTGGAAGAACAGGCGGGCGAACAAGAGACGTTTGGCGAATCCGAAATCGACGCATTCGACGAGGAGTTCGACGCGGACAATGAAGAAACACGGGCTCTGGAAACTGCACCGCCAGTTACGCCGACGCCGAAGAAGCGAGGCCGCCCCGCCAAGGGAAAGTCAGCTTCCGAAAGTCTCGCCGACGCTTTTGGATAAGGAGTTAGACGATGGCGCTCGGCGTCCCTCTAAGCCAGCTTATCGAAGCGGTACAGCTAGAGACGGCGCTGAGTTCCAACCCGGCGCTGGGCCAAAATTTTCGGGCCAACGTGGCGCATTCGATTCGGATGGAGCAAGAACGTCTCTACGCTGAATTTGATTGGCCCCATCTGATAGGCACGCTGGCCAACGGCTTCTTCGACAAGTCGACCGCCGCTGGCCAGCGGTACTACGACTACCCGGTAGACATCTCGTACGACAACGTTCGGCGGGTGTACGTGCGATGGGGAAACGTCTGGTTGCCTCTGGTGCGCGGGATCACCCCTGAGCTTTACACTTCGTACAACTCGGACGCCGGGGCACAGGCCGATCCGCCTCAGCGTTGGGAACCGCACACGGAAGATCAGTTCGAGATATGGCCGACTCCAGCGTCAACGATGACCATTCGCTTCACCGGCAAGCGCAAGCTTACCCCATTGGTGCTCGACACTGACATCTGCATGTTGGACAGCGTGCTGCTCGTCATGATGGCCGGGGCTAAACTGATGAGCCGCCGAGACCCTAAGCAGGCGATGATGATGCGGGCGGACGCCGAGAAGCATCTTGCCATGCTGAAATCTAACCAGATGTCGGGAACGGTCGTCAAACTTGGCGACGAACCCAAAGAGCTTGACCCCCGAGACCCAACGCAACGCATTCTTACCGCCAAACAGGATTAAGCTATGCTCCTCGCTATCCCAGCCGTGTTCCAGACTGCATCGGGCGCGACGCCGTACGGAAACAACGATCTTGTCGCTGACAGCACTACGGCGGCCAGTGTCACCCCAATGGATTTTCTTTTTGACGGCAACTTCAAAGATACCCGGGCAGGGTGGTTGCGTCGCGCGTTGCTGACGGTTGAAGCCACGGGAGTTAGCGTAGCCAACGCCGCGTTCACGCTAGACCTATTTCGTTATCGCCCTGCGGTGACAGCCGGGGATAACGGGGCGTACGCTGTTGTGGCGTCGTCAGGTAGTGTTGAGCCTGGATGGATCGCTCGCTTGTCAAGCCAAACGACTTTTGCTGCGGCAAATTCAGCGTACGCGTCTCTTCACGCAGGCGGGGCCAACCAGTTCGACATTCCGATAAGGCTAGACCGGGCCATCTCGGGATCCAATCGTCCAGACGAAGGACTGTTCGGTCTTTTGTGGACAGCCAACGGTTTTACTGCGCCCTCGTCGGGTTTGCGTGTGTCGTGCCGCCTAGAATTGGACACTCCGTATAGCTGATGCCTTATTTTGTCGTTGATCGGTTCGCAGGTGGATTAGACTTGCGAAAGCCCGAATGGGCTCTACCGAGCGGATCCGCTTCGGTAGCCGAGAACGTGCATCTGACGCGCGGCGGCGATTGGGAAGTGCGAAAGGCGTTTGTCCAGCAGTACACGCTTCCCCCGGCGCAAACGGTGGGGCTTGCGACAGTAAACAATGTACCCTTCGTGTTCGGCATTGTTGATCGACCTACTAGTCTGGATGCGGTGTTCGGATATCAAAAGATCGTTCATCCGACCGATGCTGGCTCGGCGATTAGCAAGATCAACTCGTGGGATGTTTACGACGGAAAGCTGTATCTGTCGGTAACATTCGCCGACGGCTCAACACATCACTACTATGACGGAGCCCGGGTCGCAGCTTGGGCCGACGGTCGCGCCCGAGCATCGTTTGATGTGACAGGAACGACAGGATCGGTAACTTCGATCAAAGTCAACGGTATTGAGATACTAGGGTCAACTGTTAGTTGGGCGACATCTAATTCGGCCACAGCAACCGCCATCGCCAGCACCATTTCAGCATTTGCATCGAGCCCGGAATTTGCGGCCACTGCGATCAATCAAACGGTCAATCTTATCGCGGACCAATCGGTAGGCGATAGCCAAAACGGATCCATAGTTGTGATCGCGGTTAGCGGTGGCATGACGACAAGCGCGCCGACCCCGGTAGCTAACGGTCAAGCAGACGTAGGATCGTACGTGCCCGGCAAAACGGTCCTTACGCACGACGCGAAGATGTACGCGTTGTCGGGGCCGCGTCTGCATTTTTCTTCGGTACTGACGCCTGTTCAATGGAACCCTGACTATCCCGGCGCGGGTTTTGTCGAAATATCGAACCACACATCAGGCGCGGCGGATCTTACGGGCGTGGGCGTGTACATCGCGGACTTAGCGCTGTTCACCGACACAAACATCCAGATCTGGGACGTTGCCGCCGACGACACGCAAAACACGCGTAAGCAAACCATTCAGAACTACGGCACTCGTTCGCCGAAGTCGGTTCGCCCCTTCGGCGACACCGGGCTTATGTTCCTCGATCGCAAGGGGCTTCGCGCACTTCAGCCATCCTCGACACTCGCCAACTACGCGCTGGTGGACGAGGTTGGGTCGCAGATCGACGAACTTCTTATCCCGCGCATGGCTGCGATGAGCGCGGATACGATTGCTAACGCGATATCGATTGTGGAACCTGTAGACAATCGCTTCTTGTGCTTCCTCTCTGACCGGGCCTATGTCCTAACGCGGTTTACCGCTACGCGTGTGTATGGGTGGTCGGAATACATCTTGGGCTTTACCGCGGATGACGCTTGCATCTGCAATGATCGTGTTTGGGTTCGGTCGGGAAATACGGTATACATCTATGGTGGACTGACCGGAGACGTTTACGACTCGACGGTGCCACGCATTAGATTGGCCAATCTTTCCGCGGGAGCGCCCGCGACATTCAAAGACGTAACGGGATTTGACTTCGGGGTCATCGGGGAGTGGGAAGTACGCCAAGCGTATGACCTAACTGAAAGCGCGACCGAACGAGCGTCGATCCTGTTCGAGCCTACGTTCGACGCCCCCGCCGTGCCCACGATTGGCTGGCAGACTAATCCGACGCTTGAGTTCATCGGACGAGGTTCGGGATACAAGCGTTTGGTAAGTGTCGTCATTCACTTTGACCGAAACTTGTCGGAATAAGTCACATGGCTATTGACTCGCCCTTGATGACGACACAGCAAGAAGAAGCTTCTCGTCAGTTTGAACTGAACAAACAGGACGCTGCCGCGGTTCTGGAGCTTCAGCGCAGGCTTGCGGACGAACAAGCGGCTATCGAAGCGCGACGAATTGAAGATCTTCTAAAAGATCGAGTTGCCACCGCGACGAACATCGCAACGCAGACAAATGACGCCAACGCGACATCAGTTCAGATGCAGCGAGACGCGGCGGCCAAAGCGCTCGCCGACGCGATGAATTTTGCTTCGTTCCAGCAAAGCGCGCAAATGCGAACGCTGAACGAGTTGCGCGAACAACAGCGGCAAGCCCAGCAAGCGCAGTTCTCTTCGCAGATGGCGGCGGCTGCGCAGGCGGCGGCTCGCGCGGCGGAAGTGCGTCGGTACAATGAGGGTCGGCAGAAGTTTATCACGGAAGCTAAGGGAACGATCGACGACACTTTTCGTCAGTTTGATGACTCGTTTTACCAAGACTTCAAAGACAAGTTCCTCGCGTACTACGCGCCAAAACTCGAAAAGAGTTTCGGGGATGCATCTCGGGATATGACGCTCAAGTTCGCAGACAACGCGAATCTCAACTCGTCCGCCGCAGCCAGGTCGTTCGGAGAACTTACCGAAGCCAAAGCGGAGGCTCAAGCGGGCGTGGCGGCTAAAGCAGAAGAAGGCTCTCGGTCGTTGCAGGCCGACATCCTGCGCCAGCGTAACGATGCGCTGGCCAGTGTCTTTAACGCGGCAGATACGGGCCAAAGCCTGCCCGACGGGTTGGACGCGGATTCAGGTCTGAAGAACATAAGCACGCGGATTAACGATGTCACGCGGGGCATCAAAGACAACGTCAACAATTACCGCGCGCCCAATCCAAACTCGCTGCCCGACGCGTTGTCTGGTTTCCGCGACGCGCTGGCCAACGTGCGGCGCCCCGCTACGACGTTCTCGCGCGCGGGCGGGTACACCCCTTCGTCGTCTAATTCAGCTTATACGGTGGCGTGATGGATCCGCTCACTATTGCCGCAATCGCAACAGTCGGGTCCAAAATACTTGGATTGGCGGGAAACGCTAAGCAAAGTAAAGACGCGAAAAAAGCGGAGCGAGTTAAAGAGCAGTTGTCGAATGAATTTGCAGGCGCGTTTCAGCGCCCGTTATTTGATGACAACCGCAAAGTGAACGCCGATGTTCGAGGAAAACAAGAGGGGATCGCGCGCGACACAGTCAACATCAACGACATTTTGGGCCGGGCGGCGGCAGGCGCGGCAAATGCGTCCGCAGTAAAAACCGCTCGCAATGTACTAGACACGAATGTCACGTCGCTAAACGCTAAGCTGGATCAGTTGGACCGGCTAAACGTCATCGGCCTGCAAGGTCGAAAAAACGCAGAGATTTTGAAAAATAAAAACGCGGTGGATCTAGGTAAGATCGATCTTAGTGCCGCCATCGAACAAGCCAATCTTGAAAACGCGCGGCGCGATAAAAACCTTAGCGCGTTTCGTCCTCGACAAGACAGGCAATACGCGTTTCAAGAATATGCAGATGACATCGCCGAAGAATATATAGGATCTTTAGGACGAGGTCGTTACGAGACAAATCTTGGTGTTGGCGAGGCTCGACGGAACGACACGCTCGCCGACGCTCTTAACATCACGACGTTCGATCAAAGTTCGCCGAGGTCGAGCAATCTTGTACGCAACGAGTTCGAACGTAGAAACCGACAAGGGCTGGCCCGGGCCGTAGACGCAGCGGTCACAGATAACAAGCTCCGAGCCTACGGCGACGCGTCGTTTGTCAACGATGTCCGACGCAACGATGTCGACTTGGGCGTAGGAACTCTTAAGACGATCGCGCAACTTGACGCGGCTGATTTGCCGCTTGTCTACGGCGCGAACAATATGGAAGCCGCCGCGCGAGGAGCAAATGTTGCCGCGTTAGGAAACATAGACAAAGACTACACTCAAGGCGTGACAGACGCCAACCTGAACTTTACGGATGAGTTCTACGGCGCCCGCGGGGACAACGTCAGAACCGTAGGCAACGCACAAGTCAACAAGATTGTCCAAGACGGCATTACCCGTGGCAATCTGTTCGCTGAAGAAGGCGCGGCCCTAGCGGATTACTTTACGGGAACGGCGAACACAGCGAACGACCAGTTGAAGGCGAAGCTCGACGCCATCACGGGATATGGCAATACCGTAACGAACGTTAACGACAGTTATTTAGCCAACATGGGCAACATTTACGATAGGCGCATCAATGGCACAAGCGCCACCGGCAACTGGATGCAAACAGGCGCCAAAGTCCTCGACCTTGGCGCGGCGTTGGCGAGCGCGATGCCCAGAACATTCAACGCTAATTCCGCGATGACGACTATCAACAGCACGCCCAAGTTCAACCAGTACACGCCGTCGGCGGTCATGCCCGCCACTACGCCGGTTATCACCACGCCGCCGCAGTTCCGTATCTAGGAAACGACCATGCCCCAGTATGTCCAGCAAAGTCCGGTCCTACAGCGCGTCGTACCTGGCTACGTCGCTAGGCGCGATCCTGAGTCAATGGTGTCGCGTCTTTCGGGGGCGTTCACCGGCATTGTCGATAGCATCGGCAAGATGGGGGATCAGCGCGCCCAGAACGACCTGTTCCGCGCACAAGCAGCGAAAGCGCAAGCTGAAGCCAACGAGATTGGCGCGCGCCAAAACGCCCAGCGTGAACTGGCGTATAGGCTGGGCTACGTGTTCTCGCCGGACATGAAGGCGGCGGGGGAGATGGATCCCAAGCCGAACGGGTATGGAAGCCCCGATTACGCGGCACGAGAATTGACTTCGTCGGCAATGTCGGCGGGGGTTAACCCGACCGATCTTGCTCGCATGATTGCGCTTAATTTTGCGGGCGAAGAAGGGCCAGCGGCAAACCGCTTCCTGACCAACGTGTATCCGATCTACTCAAATCAATCGCTGGCCCCGAACGAGTCGGTCACTGAGTCGGATCGCAATACGGCGTTGCAGGTCACGACCGATGTCGCGAAGCGCGGTCAAGACAAACAGCTTGAAGGCACGCTTGGCGCGGCGCGCATCAACGCCGATAGCCGCGAGCAGATCGCCGCGCTTCAGGCTGAAGCTGCCGACGCGCGAGCCCGGGAGAAAGCCGCGCTAGCCAGCAGACCTTTGAATCCTACAGACAACGTTAAAGCAGCAGATGAAGCGCGACGAGCGGTCGAAGCTGAGTTAAACATAAACCGAGGCGCCAACGAACTTGAGTATCAAAAATGGTACAATGATCCTTCTACAAGAGCCATGCTGGCGTCAGAAGAATACAAGCGGGCTCTCGCGGTAGCGCAACGATTCATTGTTGACGGAATGCCATCTCGCGACGCAGGCTACCAAGCCGCCGCGCGAGTTATAAACGGGCGCAAGTGGAACGGCAAAGAATGGGTCATTGATCCGCGCAAGGCAAACATCAAAGGTGTCGGCGTAGACACCACGGCGGGCTTGCCCCTTGCTCGCGGTCTGGCCGATTACTTCATCAACAACGGGCCGCAAAACACGGTGGGCACGTCATCTAGTGATGACGGCGTCGATAGCCTGCCAAACCCAGTTCGCGCGCCGACCAAAGAGCAAGTTGAGTCTGGGCAGCTAGAGGGCCAGGAAATACCAACAAAAAGGGGTCCGATGGTGGTTCGAAACGGTCGCCTTTATCCAGTTGGTTCGGCTCCTCAATAGGACAACAAAATGGCTCGCGAACCGCAGAAAAAACAATCAGGATACTCGTACGACGAGGTTTTCGGGCCAAACCCGAAAGACTACGTTACCTATCCGCAGCAGAACGGGTTTAGCTACGACGATGTGTTCGGAGCGCAGACCGCGCCCGATAACACGCCCGCTGTGGGACGGGGTGTGCCCGTCACGCAGAAGGATGATTTGCTCAGTGTGCCGACTAATCTCGCGCGCGGTCTTGCGTCGTTCTTCACTTCGGGCGCGAAAGCCGTTGAGCAAGCGGTCACGGACACCAGTGCATTTGATCCGCCCCCTGTCTGGAAAGGCTTTAACTCGCAAGAGATGGCGACGTGGGAGACGCGCCAGCGCCAACGTCAGATTTCGAAGCTCAGCGATTATGACGAGTTCAATCGTCAAGTTCTTCCGGCGCCGGAAGGCGGGTCGGTGCTCGACAACGTGGCTTATGGTTTGGGCCGCGTCGCGCCATCTTTCGCCGCGGGTCCGATTGGCGGTGGTCTTACCGCAGGGGCTATCCAAGGCGCCGACACGGGCGCGCAACTTCGCGAGCGCGGCGTCGCTCCCGAAACGGCGGGTCGTTCAGCGGTTCTCGACGCCGGTATCAGCGCCGCAGGTAACATGATTGCGCCGGGAAGCGGCGGTCTAATCAAGCGCGTAGTTCAGGGCGCGGCAGTCAACACGGGTGTGGGCGGCGCCGCAGATCTGGCGGTATCGCGACAACTCAGTGCAGAAGGATACTCGGCAGAGGCCGCGCTCCGTGATCCGCTGAACCCGTCCGCGCGTGGCACTGATGCTGCCATAGGCGCGCTCGCATCGGCGTTCCTTGGTGGTCGCGGCGGCGTTCGTCCGCAACCCGAAGCCGCCGTGCCCGAAGTTCAACCTGCGCTTCCGGCGCCCAACGAACGTCTCGCGCTTCCGGCGCCCAGCGTACCCCCGGCCAGCCCCACGCGCACGTCTCGGCAAGAGGTCGCGCCTCTGTATCAACACACCCGTACTGACAAGAATGGCAACGAAGTCACCACGTTCTACAAGCCTGCTGGCAAGAACGAAAAAGGCGAAGACCTGTACCAGCCGGTCAACGAGCGCGGTCAGCCGACAAAAGCAAAGCCGCGCACGGCGCCGAAGGGCAACTTCGTCGAAGTCCGCCGAACACCGACAACTTTGGTGCCCGGTGGCAAGCCCATTCCGCTCAACGACAGTAGCGGCTACGTTCGCCCCGAGAACGCATACCAGCGAACGATTGACCAAGGATCGCAAGCGCCGGTTGAAAGCCCAAGTGATCGTCGGCGACCACCGCCGTCAGGCTACGACCTCCCGATTGACCAGAGCTTCGACCCGCGCACCCCGCCGCCCGCGACCTATGGCGACACACAGCCGCAGCGCCCGAGGTACGCCCAGTTTGAAGCCGACGAGCCCCCGCGTCGTTTCGGTCAGCGTGTCGACAACCCGGAACCGTCCCCTAGCGATCCACCGCCTAACGTTCGTGCTTCCGCATTCGAGACGGACGAACCTAGCTGGGCGATACAAATTCGCGAGCTTGAGCGCCAAGTGTCGGCAATGGAAGCCAAGCCCCAAACTCCTGAACGACAAGATCGAATTTCTCGCGCTCGCGAGGCTATCGCCGCTTTCCGCGCGGCTTTGACCGATGATGTCGAAGCGCCGCAGATGCGCTACATTCCGGCTGACGAAGCGCCCCGTTCGCTTCCGCCAGAACCGGGGCCGCGCGCAGAAGCGCCGCAACCCGACAGCTATCGCGCACAGCGTCGCCCGTTTGCGTTGAATCGTCCAAGTGAGATGACCGGCCCGCCCGCGGCGTCCGGCGCCCAAGCGCGCGGAGCCCGGGTTTCTGCGGCCATCCCTCCCGAACCGGATTTCGACCCGCGCAACACGCCGCTGGGTCGACGCCCGGACTCGGCGCTCAGACATGAAGATCCGAATATAGCAGATGTCGAAAACCGGCTGACGCAGGACGACATGGCGCCCGCCGATAAGCGCCTGCCCGCTGAAGATCGCGCGCGTTTGGAAGCCGCGCTTGACGACATGTATCGTGACGCGGCAAGCGACCGGGACAACCTGTCGTCCGTACCCCTTCGTGACGCCAAAGACGTACCTCCGGGTCAAGCGTTGGATCGTGCTAACGTCGACCCGCGCTTCTCGGACGAAGAGGGTGCTACCCGTTGGCGCGAACAACAGATTGTCGATCTCGGCAACATCTTGCGCAAAGACGATGCGGTGCGCGCCAGAGGCGGCAAACCTCTCGATCCGTCGAACCGTCGCGCCGTGGAAAACACGTATCGTCGCTACGCCGGAAAAGAATGGGTGCCTAACAACGATTTGCGCGGTCGCACCGAACCGCCTATCGACACCCCGGCGCCGAGGCAGAACGTCAAGTCGAATGTCGACCCGAAGCGGTTCATTGAACAAAAGGTCACGCAGGCCGAAAGTCTGCGAGACGCCATCAAAAAGATGCGCGAGGACGGCGCGGATAAAGCCGCTCTTCAGGCAAAAGAGAAGCAGCTTAAGAACCTCGTCGACAGCATCGAAAAGGATCTGCGTCTTCAGGGAGGGTCGGGAGACACCCCTTTTGACCCGCGGATCATCTACTCGGGTGTTCCGTGGCCGGATAAATCGTTCCCCGAGATTCTCCGCTACGTTTTGAGCGGGGACATCCGAAACCGCGCGCAGAAGATTAGTGAGTTCGCGCGCCGATCGGCCGAAGTCGGGCTGACGGACACACAAACGCTGAGTGTGTTGCGCAGATCCCGGCTGGGTAAAGCGTATGCGGACTGGTCTGATGACCAAGTCATGAACCTCGTCCGTCGCGAGCGGGCCAAGGCCGACGTGGACGACGACGGCCGCGGCGGCCCGAAGCCTGAACTTGGAACGTACGACCGCGAATTGCTCGCCCGCTTCGAAGCTCTGCGCGAACAGGACGTGCAGAAGCAAAAGGCAAAAGCGGCGCCCAAGGAAACGATCGAACGGGTCGGCAAGGACCACGAACGCACGATCACGCCCGACAACCGCGCGCAAGATGCGGAAGCGGATCGCATCGAAGCGGAGGGCAGCACCCAAGCCCGCCTGCAAAAGATCCGTGCCCAGATCCAAGAACTGGAAATGGGCGGCCGGTTGAACTTGAGCGATTCGCGAAAGCTGGCCCGGCTCCAGCGCGAACTCGACGCACTTGAGGGCGACCGGATCCCGACCGGCGAGCCGACCACCGCGGACATCGCCAAGCAGGTCGCGAAGGAGCGCGCGTACGCAAACGAGGTGCGAAAAGCCAAGCGCGAGGGTCGACCTGCGCCTGAACCGCCGACCCCGCCGCCCGCTCCCAAGCCGGTCAAGGAGCAGCCCGCGGCAAAGACCGAGCCTTCGCCCGCTCTACCCACGAAGCGCGAACTTTTCGACACATGGGCGAAGCGCAACCCCGAGAAGGCGCGTGCGCTTGTCGATCTTCAGAGCGAAGCGGCCCGTACGCCCGGCGAACAGCGGCGGCTTGATGATCTGCGCAAAGAGCGCCAAAACTGGGCCGACAACGCGCTTGCCCGCGCAAGGGAAGGCAAGCTCAACGCGTTCCCGGGCGGCCTGCTCGACGAGGTGGTGCGGCTCGTGCGCAATGCCCTCGACGACCGTAAAGGCGCGGTGCCGCCTACTACGCGCCGACGTGCGCTGATGTCGTCAGCCCGCAAGATCATGCAGAACCAGCTTAAAAACGATCCGATGCGCGCTCGCTTCTTCCGCGATTTGGAGGAAGGGGCTAAGACGATGACGCCAACGCGGGCCGCTCACGCTGTCGTCAACATGGCTTGGACAGCAACACAAGCTTCGGTCGGCGCGCTCAACTCTCTGGGGCGTCGCTGGGATAGTCTACGCGCAAAGGTGGATGCGGATTGGGCCAAGCAACTGGGTATCGAGGAAGGTCAAAACCCGATTGACGCTTTCGCTCGCAAAGTTGGTACAGACCCCGGAAGTGGAAAGCTTCAAGAGCAAGGGTACACCGAACACGCCAAACAGCTTACCGGGATTTGGACAAATAAGATCGGAAAACTCGTCAACGATTGGGACATCGTAAAGAGCAAGCGCGTGGTGGCGCTTGCGGTCGACGGGAAACTCTGGAGCCGAATGCCCGTGTCCGAGCGCGCGAAAGCGCCACCGGGCGTGGACGCGCAAGATTGGGCCGATGCCCGCGAGTTACGTGCTTGGTTCGATCAGGTGTGGAATGAAGTCACCGAAGCAGGGGTCAAACTCGGCAAGCGGGAAGACTATTTCAGCCGGAAGCTGGACGATGATCTGATCCGCAACAACCAAGACAAGTTTATCGAGCAAGCCACGAAAGCGTATCAGGACGAAGGCCTGTCGTTGACGGAGGCGATGGAAGCGGCGGAAGAGTTCTTCTATGCCGCGGCGTTCCCGAAGACGCGTAGCTTGATGAACCCGGTTCTTTCGTTCGATACGGCGGTGTCGCCGATCAAGCGTCGTGTTCTCGGCGCGACCGCAGACAAACACTTGGCCGATTTTTATGTCCGAGACGCAGCCGCGTTGACGGCGCGATACGCCGAAAACATGGGGCAGCTTGTCGCCTACACGCAAAGGTTTGGTCAGAAAGGAGAGCGGCTGGAGGCGCTGGCTCGCTTTCTCGCGCAGAACGTTCCGTCGGGCGAAGCGCGCATGATTATGCACCAACTTCATGCTGCGACAGGGCAACTCACCGGCTCGCCTCTACCCGCAGAAATTCGAGCGCCGCTGACCCTGATTGATACGCTATCCATGATGCGTCTTCTCGGTCGCACCGCTATTCTTCAAATGTTCGAGCCTTTCAACATCGGAGTTCGCGCGCGCAAAAATCCGATCAGTTCGGCGCTCATGGTTGTCGACCAGCTTCGGTTTTTCTCGAACCTGCCCGTGCTTCGCAAACCGGACGCCCACACGTACAAAGCTCTAGCCGAGATGATTGGCGTGACGGGGTCGTACGCCCGTGACATGCTGGTGTCATCGCGTCTTGATGGCTTGGACAACGCTTTGCTTCGTCGCATGACGACGTTGTATATGGACGCGCTAGGCGTCACCAGTTTGACCGAAGGCCAAAGAGCCTACGCGTTACAAATCGGAGACGGCCTGTTCAAGCACGCCGCGACCGATGTACAGGTAAAGGGCCAAAGCGCTGCGGCTTCGCTCGACTTGCTTCGCGAGTATGGCTTCACCGAGGCCGATATACCCCAGTTGAAAAAACTGTATGATCTTATGGAAGGGGCTTCTTCGGATAGCCGCGTGGCCCTCATCTCGAATCCGCGGTCTCTTGCGGAAACTCTAGGCAGTGCCGAACTCATTAAGCTGGCGCAAGGGAAAGACGCTAAACCCGATGCGGTTAGCGCGGCTGAATGGAAGAAAGTAGAAGCCGTACGCAGACGAATTGCGGTGGCCACCAAGTTGCGGTCGGCACTCTACGATTTCAGCATGAGAACTATTCAGGAGCCCAACCCTGCCCAGATCCCGTACTTGGCCAAAAATCCTGTTGGCCGACAGGCATACGCGTTGGCCGGGTTTCCGTATGCATATACTCGTGAGATCCGCAATTACGCTGCAAAAACGGCGTATCGCGCGGTGACGGAAAAGAATCTGTCGGCCAGTGATCGAGCTAAGATGTTGGCGCCGATGTCGACGTACGCGCCTATTGCTTTTGCGTACGCCGCCGCTGCTATGGCTGTCGGCGAACGAGCTATGCCTATGGCTATGTCGCTGATTACTGGAGAAGAGGTTGACCGGCGCGAGCAAGATCCGGCGCGCTGGTTTTTGGCCACTCTGAGTCGTATGTCGGCGTTCGGCACCCCCGCGTTTGACACACCATTGAACATGTTCGTGTTCAACACTCGGTATGAACGAGATCCGAGCACGATGTCCATCGGCGCGTTTAGGGCGCAAACGGTATCAAACGCCGCAGACATTGTGCGCGCGCTACC